AACTTTTCAAATTCCCAAAAATTTTTTTGTCCGTCGAACTCGAGCTAAGTCCTTGATTTCATTCATTATTTTCGGCTGCGTGGGGCCCCGTATTTTCTAAGTACTTGATTTTATTAAATTTTTCTATTGAAATTTCATGCAACTAGAACACCCCCCGTCACAAATATTTCACCCCACTAAAAAAATTTTTTAGTTAAAATTTATGAAATCCCCAACCCTATCGGAGTGCTATGAGTCATGACGCAAAAATTCACCATAAGAAAAGTGGACATAAGAGACTCAGCAGTTCAAAGCCTCCTAGTTTTTCTGCAGAAAAAAATTCTTCCGTCGGATTCGGTGTATCAACCTACACGTGGACATTGGTGGATAGCTTATGCAGAGTGTGGGAAGCCCGTAGCCTTCGCTGGTCTAGTGCGTTCGATCAAGTGGAGCGATACAGGTTACTTATGTAGAGCAGGTGTGTTGTATGAGTACACCGGTAAAGGATTGCAAAAGCGTCTTATCAAAGCAAGACTAGCGATGGCTAAGCGACTAGGGTGGGGCTGGGTAATTACGGATACAACAAATAACCCCGCAAGTGCCAATTCTCTTATATCATGTGGTTTCAAGATTTATCGACCCGGTAATCCGTGGTCATTTAGAAACGCAATATATTGGAAATATAAGGTGCATGCAGATGCCGTACAAAGATCCGAGCGTAAGAAAAAAGAAACATCAAGAGTACAGCCGTAAACATTACGAAGCAAATATAGAAGAAGTAAAAAAGAAAGCAGCTGCTCTAAAACGCCAGAAGCGTGAAGATTGGTATGCATTTAAGAGTACATTTAAATGTACAAATTGCGGATTTAACCATCCGGCAGCAATAGACTTTCACCACGTAGATCGTACAGACCATCGCTCTGTAAACCGTCTAGCCCAGCTAGGTAACTATAAAGCAGCTAAGGAAGAAATTAAAAAATGTATTCCCTTATGTGCTAATTGCCATAGAATCCACCACCATGAAGAACGCACTGATGCTAAAAAGAAACGCAGAAAGAAAAAAGTGTAGTAGAATCCCAACATCTTATACGTCGGACATGACAGGATAGATGCAAATACATGTAGAGCCGGACTTGGCAATACCATTCCCGGAAGACAATCCGGTACTAGCGAACTTCATTGAGAAGGCGCAGGCAGCCTGTAATTCAGCAGAATTACTTGGGCTAGATACGACGCCCACTGAAAAAGATTTAGCTGTGGCTGAGCAAACCGTTTACGCTGTGGCAGAAAACGAAGAGAAAGCGAATAAGAAACTCGCTAAAAAAGATCAAACCCCTGCTACATACAAGCAAGTTAAGTCAGTTCTTGACGAATATTCACTGCGAGTAGTAGACAATGCCATGCAGATCCGCCTGCTGGTAACAAATAAACTCATCATTGCATCAGAAAGCGAAGATGACCGCACTAAAATGCGAGCTTTAGAACTACTGGGTAAGATCACAGACGTTGGTTTGTTTACTGAGAAGAGTGAAGTCACCATTAACAATCGCTCAACTAAAGATCTTGTTGAGTCTGTACGTGCGAAAATACAACGTTTGATGCACCCAGTTGACATAACTGACGTAAAAGAGGTCAAAGTTAACGGCGAAACAGTTGATTTAGACGCAGAATTAGGGCCAGAAGAGCCCGAAAAACCAGCCGAAAACAGCGAAAAACCCGAAGAAAATTGGGATTAAATGAGCGAATTTGACGAAATTTCACAAGAATTAAACGATCCACTAGCGTCATTAACTGATGCAGAACTAGACTTTTTGGTCCAAAATTTGGACGAATTTGATGATAATGATGCTTTAGAGCTCGATATTGTGCTCGATGAAATAGATAAAAGAAAGAGTTCTAAGGCTTGTCGTGATGATTTGATTGAGTTTTGTAAAAAAATGCAACCAGATTATAAGGTTGGTAAGCATCACCGGATTCTGGCAGACCTGCTGATGGATATTGCAGACGGTAAAAAGAATCGCATCTGCGTGAACATACCGCCTCGTCATGGTAAATCCCAGCTTGTGTCAATCTATTTCCCAGCATGGTTTTTAGGTAAATACCCTGATAAAAAAGTGTTGATGGTATCCCACACTACTGATCTTGCTGTGGACTTTGGACGAAAAGTAAGGAACATAATTGATAACCCGGTCTATCACACAATATTTCCAACGGTCAATCTTGCGCAAGACAATAAATCTGCTGGTCGCTGGAATACTAATCGTGGTGGGGAATATTTTGCTTGCGGTGTTGGCTCAGCTCTGGCGGGTAGGGGAGCGGACTTATTACTGGTGGACGACCCACACAACGAACAAGACATTATTAACGGCAACTTTGACGTTTTTGAAAGAGCATATGAGTGGTTTACTTATGGTGCTCGTACTCGTCTTATGCCTGGTGGTCGTGTAGCAATTGTTCAAACTCGTTGGCATCAAGATGATCTGAGTGGTAAAGTTGTTAAAGACATGACTCAGAATGAGGAAGCTGACCAGTATGAAGTTGTTGAATTTCCAGCTATATTCAACGAGAACACACCTGAAGAACGGGCTTTATGGCCTGAGTGGATGCCTTTACCCGCTCTGCGTCAAACTAAGGCCTCTATGCCTGTGTTCCAATGGAACGCCCAATACCAGCAAAACCCCACCAGCGAAGAAGCCTCCGTTGTCAAACGAGAGTGGTGGAATTGGTGGAAACAAGATAACCCACCCCAGTGTGAATACATCATCATGTCCCTTGACGCTGCAGCCGAAATTAACAATCGAGCTGACTTTACAGCGTTAACTACGTGGGGTGTGTTTATGAATGAAGAGAATGGGGCTTACAACATTATCTTGTTGAACAGCATTAAAAGGCGTATGGAGTTCCCTGAATTAAAAGACTTATCTTACCGGGAATACGAAGAGTGGCAGCCAGATGCGTTTATTGTTGAGAAGAAATCTGCAGGTACTGCGTTGTATCAAGAATTAAGAAGAACGGGAATGCCCGTACAAGAATATACCCCACACAGGGGTTCTGGTGATAAACTGGCAAGACTAAACAGTGTAGCAGATATTATTCGATCTGGATTATGTTGGGTTCCAGAAACTCGCTGGGCTGAAGAGGTGGTTGAAGAGATTGCAGGATTTCCGTTTATGAGCCATGATGACTTGGTGGACTCAACGGTAATGGCACTAATGAGGTTTAGGAATGGGGGCTTTATACGCTTACCAAGCGATGAGCCAGATGAAATACAGTTTTTTAAGCAGAAACGCAAAGCGTACTACTAAGGATAAATTATGGCAATTGATAAGGCACTTTATTCGACCCCACAGGGTATTGATGAATTAGCTGCACAAGAATCTCCGGTGGAGATTGAAATTGAATTAAGCGAAGACCCATATGAAGAAGCGATGGAGACGCCCGAAGAAGAGGCGCATGAAACCGAATTTAACGAAAACCTTGCAGAGTATTTAACTGAAGGTGAGCTGACTCAATTAGCTGGTGATCTAGTAAGTGACTTTGATGATGACATCGGTAGTCGCAAAGAATGGATACAAACTTATGTGGATGGTCTAGAACTTCTGGGCCTTAAAATTGAAGAACGAGCTGAGCCTTGGGAGGGCGCCTGCGGTGTATATCATCCACTCCTAGCAGAAGCATTGGTTAAATTCCAAGCCGAAACCATGATGTCTATCTTCCCAGCGATGGGTCCAGTAAAGACACTCATTATTGGTAAAGAGACACAAGATAAGAAAGAAGCTGCTGAACGTGTTCAAGATGACATGAACTATCAGTTGACTGAAGAGATGCCTGAGTATCGCCCTGAAACTGAGCGTATGCTCTGGGGCTTGGGCTTAGCTGGTAATGCGTTTAAAAAAGTTTACTATGACACGGCACTTAAGCGTCAGGTAGCAATGTATATTCCTGCAGAAGATATTGTCGTTCCATACGGCGCTTCTGACTTGGCATCCTCGCCACGTGTAACCCACGTGATGCGCAAAACAGAGAATGAACTTAAGATCTTACAGGTTAACGGGTTCTATCGTGATGTAGACCTAGGTGATCCACAAACTTCACTAGATGAAGTTGAGAAAAAGATCGCTGAAAAACTTGGCTTCAGAGCAACAACAGATAGCAGGTATAAAGTTCTTGAGATGCACGTGGACTTAGACTTACCTGGTTTCGAGGACAAAGACGAGGACGGACACCCTACGGGGATTGCACTTCCTTATGTTGTAACCATCGAGAAAGGAACGATGAATGTTCTATCTATTAGACGTAATTGGCAAGAAGGTGATGCAACTCATAAGAAGCGTCAGCACTTCGTGCACTACGGGTATATTCCCGGCTTTGGTTTCTATTGTTTTGGTCTCATCCATCTTATTGGCGCTTATGCTAAAAGTGGTACTTCCATTATCCGTCAGCTGGTTGATGCAGGGACACTTAGCAACTTGCCAGGTGGCTTTAAGACCCGTGGGTTGCGAGTTAAAGGAGACGACACGCCCATTGCCCCCGGTGAGTGGCGGGATGTGGATGTGCCCAGTGGAGCCATGCGTGACAACATCATGCCGTTGCCTTACAAGGAGCCAAGTCAAGTACT